ATCCCAGTTAATAAACAAACCAAATGGTATGATATCACGTGATGATTCTGGGTTTCGATATTTGATAAATGGTTCTTTTTCAAATGAACGTCCTGTAAAGTAATTTAGTTTTCCGGATTCATCGTAAGACGGGATTATAACCATTTTAGCATATCTACCAGATTCACAATATCCGATACTATACTTTTCAATGTCTTCACTTGTGATGCCTCTATTTTTTAAGTAGGAAAGTGCATGGCGAGCAATAATATCAGAAGAGCCTAATAATAGTTTAAATTCTTCGGGGAGCTTAAGGTCATCTTGAGTTGCTGTTTTCTTATACTCAACTTCATCTCCTATCAATTTCTTCAATTCATCAAATCTATCAGAAGATACTTTTGCTTTTTTAAATAAAGTTGAAATACGACTACCTTTCTCATTACACACCCAACAATGCCACGGGTTGTATCCTTTTTTATTTTGGGAAAAGTTAATTTCTAACTTAGGCTTATGATGGTTGCAATAAGGACAGTTATAGGATTTATTTCCCCTTGCTGTTCTCTTACCTGCCCCTAGTACAGAATCTACTAAATTTACTAATAGTTCATTTATCATAAATCACAATGTACGAAACTAGTTTCACATATCAAAGTCTGAAGTGAAGAACTTACCTAGAATGTTATCGTTAAAAAATTCTTCGGGTTTTTCTAAGGCTTGATATACGAATAACCATTTTGTTTCGTAATATGTTAATAACTTTTTATTTGGGGAAAGGGTAATAATATCTCTTTCAAAATTTTCTATAGGTTCAGTTTTTAATAATTCTAATAATGATTTATTTGAACCGTAATATGTTTTCCAATCAGATTCTTTTTTGATTACCTTATATTTGGGTTTTCTTCCAGGTTGACCTTCATATAATGCTAAATCTTTTTTTGTTAACTTTGTTTTACGTTGGTGGTGAAGTACTTTTTTACCTATGTACATTTTTTGAGTTGGTAAATGTTTAATTTTATAAACAAATCCAAATGTGTTTTCGGGAAAGGAAGAGAGATCTTCCATAATTTCACCTTTATAATTCCATTCCATAGTTTCTTTTTTAAGTATCAAACCCTACTACAATGGTAGTATCTGTAAATTGTGAGATTGGTGTTGGGCTTGATAATTTACCAACGGCTATTAACTCATGATTTACATTGTAGAGACCTACAGCTGTAATGTATGGGGTAAAATTAGAACCTGTTACAAAGTCATAATATACCTCATCTGTACTTCCTGATAGTAGTGTTGGGTTTTGAGAATATTGAAATTCATTTTCATTTATAGTACACCTGTATTGGTTTTCGTATATTCTAATTGAAGATGAAAAATTTATTTTTAAATTGTCTAAGTTGCTTAGAGATGAACTCATTTCTGCTCCTAAAGCAGCCATTGAACTTGTTGTAAATACTGCTATCCCGTGAGAATAGAAAATTTGACCTACTACTTGACCAATATTACCTCCCTCACTACCATAAATAGCTGAGCCGTAAAGACCAGAACCATATCCTGAGGATCCAGTTATGGAAGTAATAATAAGATTACCTTCACCATCATCTTCAACTTTAAACCCTAAACCACCTGAAGAAGTGTATTCTGTTTCGAATGTAGAGGGTACAATATTTTCCCCAAACAATTTTGCAGGGATTGAGATGACTGAAACATCTCCATCAGATCCTGATCCTGTAGGGAATGCTCTAGATTGAGTTAATGATGTTTGTAGATAATTTTCGAATCTTGGAGCATTAATCTGCCCTATAAGTCTATCATCTTCACGAGTAACCCCAGGTACTATACTAGCGGTGACTGCGAGATCACCTGTACTTGAGGTTAAATAGTTAGTATAATATAACTGCTTAACACTGTTATAAACTCCAGTTGTGTTTTGGATATAAACAAACCCCGTTGGTGTTGCAGATGAAGAAATAAAAAGATCAGTGTTTGAATTTTGACCCGCATATACTTCAATCCCAACATCCGAGGCAGTCATTGCCGTACCTATAAAAGAAAATCCTTTATTAGCATCAAATGGTGTTATAGTAACATCCTTGGTTGTAAATTGTTTGAATGCGCTCATTCATTTTAAAAGTCTAGTTTTACCCTTACGAGTAACTCTTTGGTGAAATCTTTCAACAATGGTCTTGATAATTTAGCTACTGCTAACAATTCGCTATTATCATTATATAAACCTACTGTAGTGATATATGTTTTAGGATCATCAATAAATGAATCGAATAACACCTCACCAGTTGAGCCTGAGATAAATGCTGGATTTTCTGAATAGTTGAACTCACTATTTCTTGCTCTTACGAAGATATAATCTGAAGATAAGGTTTCTTTAGAATTTAAAGTAAATCCAAAGTTATTACCTCCTGCTTCATTTAAGGCATCAAATATTAATTCTTGATTCATTGATGCTGTATCAAATCCTCTTGAAGTACCTAAATTAATACCACCACTTGCAAAACTACCATCTAATGCTTCTCCATTTAGTAATAAAATACCAACATCTGGGAGGAACCAACCATATGAGCCTGAACCTGCTGTCCATCCTAAAGTGGATAAACTAGTATTAATAGTACCTGCAGAACCAGAAACTAAATTATAAACTCTACCAGCATCTGTAAATACAGCAGCATTGTTGAGTGAACTATCATCTGTTAAAGAAAGTCTACCTGCAGAACTCGAAAGGTTGAGTGTCATAGTTCCAGGCAATAGTGATTCTTTAAAACGAGATCTTTCTACGTTAATAGCATAGAAATAAGATGATGATTGATTTCCAAAAACAAATGAAGCATTCTCATCACCTAAAACCAAAGTGCGATATTGACCATAATTTGTTCTTGTTGGAGAAGAACCGGTTACAAGGGCATTGTAAAAGGTACTACCACTCCCGTCAATATCACAGTATGCTAAATCAAATTGAACTGTTGCTGATGTTTCGGTTGAGCCTGTTTGGTAAATAGAGTAATAAAATTGCCCCACATTACCTACAACTTGTACTGAAGAAGTATAAAATGATGTTAATGTTGGGGTGTTGTTACTCCATGCTGCTGAAGTAACGGCGTCATTACTTACTATTAAATCTTCTGGATCGAATCTTTTAAATCCCATGTTTATATTTTTTTATTAGGTGGTCGTTTTGTTAACAATAATTGGCACTTGAATTCTTGCTCCACTATCTCTACCAACTACATTTAAAGTAGCATAAAGAGCAGTTTGTGAACCAAATAATGTATTAACACCAGTTGCTCTCAGGGACAATGTTGTACCGATTGCTGTTTTTGATGTGTTAGTACCATTTGTAACTGTAATATCTGCGTTATTTAAAGCTTGTGCTTGAGGAGTATCAATACCCGTTGCGGTAAAAGCACTCATCAATCTTACATCGGAAATAGTAAAGTTGTAACCTGATGGTTCAGAAGTTCTGTTGTTATCTAAATAGTTTAGAGTTTGAGGAGAAATCTGAGTAGCTGCGGTTTGTTTAAGTACTACACTTTGTAAACCTAAAGAAATAATAGGCATTTTAGCTGTACCACGAGGTAAAGTAGCTAATTTATATTTCATGATTTGGGTTTCATCAGGAAATGCTTCTAACAAAGGCATGTTTTCTATGGCTTCTCCATAATAAGCTGAACCTGAAGGGTGAGATGGATTATACATTGTGTAATCGATCTCATCATCAGATAAAGCAAATTGGGTAATATTGAAAGTACCATCACCTTTAGCCAACAATTCTCTACCTTTTTTGGTAAGAATTGCATCAATTGTTACTACTTGATTATTTAAATATCCCATGTTTGATGTATTTTATTTATAAATATATGTTTCTTTGATTCCTGCTCCAAATTTACCTATTAAATACTAGGAGTTATTTCACCTGATGCGTTATCATCAAAAGCATTTTTAAGTTTTAATTGGTTTATTAATGTTGCAACGTTTTTCTTTTGTGTAGGTGTAAGGTCATTTGGTATTAAGAACCCGTCTTTGGAAATGGTTTGAGCACCATTTGAACCTGATGGTGGGTTTGAAAATACCATCATTTTATCATCAGCATTTCTCCTTTTACGGTGTGTATAGGAATAAATATGACCACCATCTATAGTATTAGTTAATGTAGAAGGATCAGGAGTAACTAATATTTTATTCCAAACTTGAACTGATGCATATCCCGGGGCGGTGCTAAATTCATTAGTACCTAATTGGTAGTCATTTGCAGGTTGACCTGCATCTGTCCCAAGATAAGTTTGTATTTCAACACCTTCTACAGTAAAATCTTGAGTAAAGTATTCTACAGATGCTGAAGTGGTCAAAGGGTTTACTGTTGTTTTTGAATAGGTTGCACGGATTTCATCTCCCCTTTCAATTAAAAATGGTTCTTCAAGGTTAGAATAATTTCCTAAATTAGATGAAGATGGGTTAAGTCTAAAGTAATTTTGATCATTTCTGCTATTAATACCTTTACTAACCCCAGGGTAGAATGGTAATACACCCTCCCCATCATAATATATGTTATTTTTTAAACAGTAATTATATGTGTGTAGTACTGATAGGTAAGGACCACCAAGAGCCATATATGGAGGAGTACCTGAAGTATAGGTATTTTCATTGGTA